CGTCAGCGAGCCACGGCGCTTCAGCGCTTCGTTATAGGCCGGCCAGTTCCTGGTCTTGTAGCTCGGGGGGGTCGGTCTGCTCATGCGGCCCTGCTGCCACGCCGGATAACACCAGATGAATCCCTCACGTGATTTGTGCAACAGAGCCCCACAGTATAGTGCTGCGAACAGGCTCCGCAAAGTGTGTAGCTAGTGTGCAGGGGCGGGTTGAGCCAGTGTGTATCGGCTAAGGTGCTGATTTCGCTTGAAGAAATCTGGAGGCGGGTACCGGAATCGAACCGGTCTTCACGGATTTGCAATCCCGCGCCTCGCGTTGATTTTGTGGGAAAATTCTTCAAAAGGGCCAGTTTTACCCCTACCAAGTATCAATGGGTTACAAGACGCATTCAAAACGCCAGCGGGGGAATATCGCTGGAATTTCTGGGCGTTGCGCGGCCGATGATGCCGCGCGTGAAGTGCCAGAAATCTTAACCTGTCTGCCCCCTTGATAGCGGCACGTCCTGCCCCGGAAGGCGACGTTTGCGGCCCGCGTGATCCTTGGCAGAGAGACACGCGGGCCGCTTCATTTCCGGGGGGTGTTGCCGTGCCTATGCCGTGACCGTATCAAGCACCAAAGCGATGCTGCATCAGAGAAGCCGCGCCGGGATGGTCGGGGCTAAGGTCCACGCCTTTCTGTTCTGCCTTCAACCGGACATAGCCTCGGATCATCTTTTCCGTAAATTCATACCAACCCTGCCGGGTTCCTGTCAGGATGTAGCCATGTGGTTCGCTCTTTAGACGGTTCATACGCGTATTGAACTGTTCGCGGGTCATAGGCTCTTTATGCAGGCCCTTCATCACCCGCCTATAGACTTCAAAAATATCTGCGCTTCGTTTCTTCAACTCATGGCCATCTGCCACGGAGAAAAGTATTGCGCTATATGTGTCATCATACTTCTGTGTGGCTTTTTCATATGGCCCTCTTAACTTCATGTCCATGGCACTGGCTGCATCTTCCATTGCCTGAACAAATAGCTCTGGGGTCACTGCTCCGCCATTCTGGGCCTCAAATACACGCCAGAACAACTTTTCAGAAATAAAGTGGACGTAGTAGGGGAACCCGTCGCAAATCATCGCAATTCGATAGGTAGTCGTCTTGTCGATCTTGATTCCGAGAGTTTCCGCAGCCGTTTCGACAATCTCAATTCTCGCATCCCATGGCAACCTGCCAAGGTCAACGGCATGGAAGTATCGGTCTGCACTGCCATGGGCCGCCATCAATGCTTCCGCGCTTTCGGCAATCCCGCAGAAGATGAAGCAAGCCTCGACGTGTTTGTCCGAAACCTGCTTCACCAAGTTGGCGAAGTCCCGCTGAACGTCTGCCGACGCAATTAGGTCAAATTCATCGACCACGAAAACAGGTTTCCCGCCAAGCTCCTGCGCCAGAAATTGTATGACGCGGACGGCATCGTTCACGGACAACGGTTCTTCAATTTCCTTTTCTTTTTGGGTATTGCTGCCTTTTAGTAATGCAGAAAATCCCTTGAATGAGAGGCCTGCACTCCCTTCCTTTGTCTTGGTCTCTTCAGCAATTCGAGGGTCTTTCCCAAACGCCTCATCGAAAATGTCTTTAATGATTGACTTGAAGGTGCTGTTGGGGTCGCAGCTCACGATAATCGGGTCGTGCCCCTTTGCAATTTTGAAGGCGGCTGTTTGAGCGAGGGAAGACTTTCCCACTCCCCGAAGCCCATGTATCAGGACATGCCGTCCGGGTGCATAGAGTGCTTTCTCAATGCCATGAAGCTGATCCGCACGACCTTTCAAATACTCTTCTGACTGAAGCGGCTGCGCCGGTGACAACACTCTTGAAAGAGCGCGACCGAACTCCTGTTGTGTCTGTGTCAAAACCGCGCGCAATGTTTCCAGCTTTTCCAACGAATGCCCCTGAAGAATAGCCCACTAACCATAGGCTACACGCCGCAGAGGAACCCGCGCAAGCCAGAAACCCAACTCGATCTGCCCCGCCGCTCGCGCCCCTCTCTGCCCCGCGCCCCCTGTTCCAACACATAAACCGATCTGCCCTGATTTTGGATCGGGGGAAGTGGCATGATGCCGCCCGGCATTCGCCGGGCGAAGAGGACGCGAGGCGGAAGCGGGGGCTTGCGGGGCAGTTTGGGGCAGGTGCTGCCCCGAGGGGGCGGGGTTTGGGGCAGGCTTGGGGCAGGAATTTTGCCGCGAAAACGCCGTTTTTCTCTTTGTTCTTATGATCTTATCTATTCTTTGGGGCAGATAGGGCAGGTAGTCTATACGCTGAACCTAAAAAACTAGGGGAAACAGGGAATTTATAGGTCCGACTATAGGGCTTTGCTGCCCCAACTGCCCCGATATGCCGCAAGGCCATGAAACGAAATGGAAAAGGCCGGGCCGAACGCTGCCCCGCCGTTGCCCTGTGCTGGGGCAAGGCTTGCCCCGAGGGGCTTCACCACGGGCCGGGGCGGGTGCAAAGTTGGGTGTTGCGTTGCGCGACCCTAACCGCCCGGTGCTGTTGCAGTCCGTTAAATTGTACCTGTTGTCCTAACTGTGCCGCGACTTGAACCAGTCGCCACAGGATAGGACGCCGAAGCGATGCAAACCGAAAAGCGCCACCCGATTGCCCATGCGCTGCAAATCATCGGCACGGGGCGGACCACGCTCAACAATTACATTTACGGGCCGGGTGCCATCCTGTCCGCGATCTTTGGCGAGGCAGGCGAAAGCCTTGAAGATCACATTGGCCCCAACCGCCCGCCGGTCTGCGAAAATCAGCGGTGGCTGCGCCGCTATCTGACAGACGAGGCGGTGGTGGTGCTGTCCATCGGCTTCCGGCTGATCCGCTACGGGGTCAAGGCAGAAGAAGCGTTCCAGTTGGGCTTCCGGTTCGCCTTCGGCACCGATGCGCCCGAGGGCCATCCGGTGCGCTGGACGCCCCTCTATCCCGAGGGTGAAACCATCCTGATTATCAATTCCCCAAGCCCGATCACGGAAGACGCCGAGGGCCGCACGGCCTTTGCCTTTGTCGGTGATCGTTACCATGGCTCCATGGCAGAGGCCGCGCGACTGGCCGGGCATGAGGAAGACGGCGAGCCGCTGGTGGTGTTGAACCTCTCGCACCTTTGCCGCTCAATCGCGCTTTGGTTGGGCGAAGACCCGGCAACCTTCATGCGCCCGGCGCGGGCGGCCGCATAATGGGCGCGGCACTCAATAGCATTCGGGCGGGGTTGGAAGGTTCCGCGCCCGAACCGGCCTGCGTGGTGGTGGTGGCCAGCGCAGGCACCTTGCGGGCAGGGAAGGCGGGCAAGGACCGCGCTTGTGTCAGGGCGCGGCCCGCCTTCCCGACCGCATCGTTCGGCACCGCACAAATCGCCCTGGACTCGCACCTGTCAGACCCGTTTGGGTCCTTCCCCCACAAGCAACGTGGGGTAATTCGCGGCCACGTTACTTTGGGCAGTCTGAAGATTTTGCAGGGTGGTCTTTTGGGTTGGGGTTGTTGTTATGAAAGGGAAATTCGGATGCTTCGGCATGAAATGAACCAGAAGACCCCGCCCGGATTTGTGGCGGTGGATCGGGCGGACGTGGTGGCGGCCTGTCTGGCCGTGCTGATCCGCGAATTGCATGGCCTCGGCCTGAAGCGCGAGGTTGCGCTGGCCGTGCTGCGCGATGCGGCCGACCGGATCGACGCCGCCCTGACCCGTGGGCCGCGCGCCCTTGTGCTTTACCGGCTGGACCGGAAGGCCCCGGTGGGCATCGTGTCGGATGATGACGCCCGCCTCGCCACCTTCGCCGCCGAGGCCGAAGCCTCGGGCGCGGGTCTGATCGGGGTGAATCCCTATCGGGTCGCCGTGCTGGCCGCCAAGGCCAAGGCCGAGGGCTGCGCCACCGTGAAGCAAGGAGGGCAGTATGACCGCGCGCTTCACTGACTTGGGCGCGGGTGCCGGGGATGCGGCAACCCGCATTGGTGCGGCCGTGCTGGCCGAGGTGCAGGCCGAGGGTGACGACGACCGCACCGTGGCCCTGTCGTTTTCCTCGGAAGCGCCGGTCCTGCGCGATTACAGCTTCGGCCCCGGATGGGAAGTCCTCGGCCACCGGCCCCAAGAGGTGGACCTGTCGCGCATTGCGGCGGGCGCTGTTCCGCTTCTGAAAGACCACCACCGCGACCTTGATTCCAAGGTGGGCACCGTTGCCCGCGCATGGATCGAAGGGGCGCGGGGGAAAGCCATTGTTACCTTCGCCGCCACCCCCGAGGGCGAGGCCATGCTGGCCCGCGTTCGCGCGGCCGAGGTGCAAAGCGTGTCTGTCGGATACGCCGCCCATGCCTTTGAGGTGGTGGGCGATCTGGAAGGCGTCCCGGTGGTCCGCGTGACCGGCTGGGAATTGCTTGAAGTCTCTCTCGTCGCCACCCCTGCCGACCCTTCCGTGGGCATCGGCCGTTCGTTTACCCCCGCCCTGAAAGGATCTTCTATGACCACCCCGAACCCCGCCGCGCCGGTCAATCCGGCCCCTGTCGCCTCGGCCACGGCCGCGATGGAAGCCACCCGCGCCGAACGCCACCGCGTCCGCGAAATCGAAGCCACCGCCCGCCAGATGAATATGCCCGGCGACATGCTGGCCGCCGCCATCGAAGACGGCACCACGCTGGCCGATTTCCAGCGCCAAGCCCTTGACTTCATCGGGTCCGACACGGCCACCGCCACGCGCCAGCGCATGTTTGCCCCAGCGATTCGTCGCGGTGGCGAACGCGAATACAGCCTGACCCGCGCCATTGCCGCCGAACTGTCGGGCAACTGGTCGGAGGCGGGCTTCGAGCGCGAAGTGGCGCAGGAAACCACCCGCGCCGTGGGCAAGTCCGCCTCGGGCTTCTATGTGCCCCCGGCGGTGCTGGGCCGCGCGGTCATCACCACGGCCACCGCCCCGGCGCTGATCGGCACCGATCACATGGCCTCGGCCTTCATCGACGCTCTGCGCCCGGAGGTGGCCGTCATGGGCCTTGGGGCCACGGTTCTGCCGGGTCTGGTGGAAAACGTGGCAATCCCGCGCATGGTGTCTGGCACGGCCGCCGAATGGATCGGGGAAGACGCCGCTGCGTCCGAATCCTCGCCCGTCTTCGACAGCGTTCCGCTGACCCTGAAGCAACTGTCGGCCCGCAGTCAGCTTTCGCGGCGGCAACTGAAGCAGTCCCTGCCGGGGCTGGACGTGCTGCTGAAGAACGACCTGCGCCGCAGCATCGGAATCGAACTGGACCGGGCGGCAATCTCGGGCGCGGGCACCGCGACCGTGCCGCGCGGCATCCTGAATACCGTGGGCATCGGGTCCGTTGCCATCGGCGCAAACGGTGGTGCCCCGCATTTCCCCTTCCTGACCCGGCTTATGGCCGAGGTGGAAGCCGAGAACGTGGCGGGCACGTCCTATGGCTGGCTGACGAACCATTTCGTGAAGGGCACCCTGCTTTCCACCCAGACGGCGGACGGCGCGCAACAGATGATCCTTCAGCGCATCGGCACCGACTGGACCATCGCGGGTTACAAGGCGGCCTTCAGCAACCTTGTGCCCGCGAACGGCACCAAGGGCACCGGCACCGATCTGTCGACCCTGATCTTCGGCAACTGGTCGGACCTGATGGTCGGCCAATGGGGCGGCATCGACATTGTGGTCGATGACGTGACCGAGGCCGCCAAGGGCAACGTACGGATCATCGCCCATTCGGAATGGGACATCGCCGTGCGGCACCCGCAGTCCTTCGCGGCCATCACCGATGCCGTGACCGTCGCGGGCTGATCCTGCGGCACCTGCCCGCCCCACCTCGGGGCGGGCTTTCCCCAAATCTGGAAAGGGCCATACATGGCAATCATTCACGGGAAGGACGGGGTGGTGAAGATCGGCACGGCCGATTTTGCCCACGTCCAAAGCTGGAATCTGGACGTGACGGCCGATGTGGCCGAAGCCTACAGCATGGGCGAAGAGTGGAAGGACGCCGGGGTTGGCGTCAAAGGTTGGTCGGGGTCGCTGGAATGCTACTTTGACCCGGCCGATACCACCCAAGGTGGCCTCGATGTGGGCGACGTGGTGGCGCTGAACCTCTATCCGGGCGGGGATGCGACCGGGGCGCGCTACTTCAGCGGCAACGCGGTGGTGTCCGGGGTGCCCCTGTCGGGAGCCAAGGATGGGTGGGTGTCCGTCACATTCAACTTCACCGGCAAGGGCGCGCTGGCCTCGGCCACCGCCCTGTGACGGCCGCCCCCCGGCCTCTCAGCCCCTTTGCGGATCGGGGCAGGACGGGGCGAGAGGGGGGTGCGGATGCCTTCACATGGGCGCGGGGATATGCACTTCAGGGCGGCCGCCAAGCGGCCGCTTTGTCAATTCCGGCCTCGGCCGTTCCGGCCGCAGGGCGCGGCCTTCTAGGGCCAGCATGGCACGGGCTTGCGCAAGCTGGCCGGTGGCCCAGCCGATGCCCTGCCGCGTCACGATATAGCGCCCCTGTGCCGCCGGGTGAATGAAGCCCTGCCGCAGCGCCATGCCCACGGCCATATCGAGGCCGAAAGGGTCAAGCCCCGCCGCATGGGCCAAGGGCACCTCCGGGGCGTCCTGCACGGCCGCCACCGCGCACAGGAAGTCCAGAAGATTCCGGTTGCGAAAGCCCCGCCGCTCACGCATCCAGCCGCCCCGCCTCTTCGCGCTTCTCTGCCTCGGCCCCATGGCCGGGGATCACGCCGCCCCATGCCGTCAAGCGCCAGATGCGTTCCCGATGGGTCCGGGCGGCCTGCGCGGGCATCACCTCGGCCCGGCCGAGGCGCAACAGTGTTACGGCCGTGCGCAGGCGGCCCAAGGCCCCGCCGTTGCGAGTGGTGGCCGGATCGGCGGCAAGCTGGACGAAGACCTGTTCCGGGTCTTCGATGTTGACCGCAATCGTCAACATGCCTCGCGCCGCGCATTCCTGAAGCCCTGCCCAGATGCCTGCCGGGGTCAGGTTGTATTCTTCCCCGGCCGAGGCAAGGTCGATCCACGCGGAAAGCTGTTGCAGGTCTTCGATGCGTTCGCGGGCGCAAAGGTTGTCCATCGCGTCCGAGAAGTCCACCGACAGGGCGAATAGCCCGGCGGCCGTGTATTCGTTCAAGCTGATCTGCCTGCCGTCCGAACGGGCAAGACGGGCCTGCATGGCCGTGTAGGCGCTGCGGTCAAACTGAAGCGTTTCCATGTGTCACCTTTCTTTGGGCATGGCTTCCCCGTGGCCGGAAAGCATGGGCTTTCGGCATTGCGGGAACCGCCAAAATGCTGTTATGGTCATGCGTCACCTTAATGGTGACAAATGCACTATAGTGAGGGCGGAACGTGGTGACAAGCGCACAAATCAGGGCGGCGCGGGGTCTGCTTAACTGGACCGTGCGCGACCTTGCTGAACGCTCGGGGGTGCATAGGAACACCGTAACGCGGATTGAAACCGAAACGACCGGGCCGGGTCATTCGGTTGCGGCGATTCGGGCGGCACTTGAGGCGGCCGGGGTTGAGTTTATTGCCGAAAATGGTGGTGGTGCCGGGGTGCGCATGGCGAAGCCCGGCGGCGCGGGCGCTTAGCAGGCTTTCGCTAACAATGCCCTAACGAAAACCCGCCGCGCGCTTCAAATCTGACCTGATTTCCTTAACCGCACCTTGCCGCCTTGCCTTGCATTTTAGGCACATCAAGACGTTTGCAGGCAGGTAGGTGACATGCGGAAGGCGGCACAACGGCAATCGACATTTCTTTTGCACGATGCTGCACTACCGGCGGCCACCCCTGCGTCGGAGGTGAAAGCACATGCCTGAATTGATTTCAGCCGAAGACCTTGCGCGCCAGATGCTGTTTTCTGGCGTCAACGGGGCTTTCCGCGACTGGTGCGCCCTGATGCGCATTCATCCGGTGCCGGGGCGGCGCGGGGTCTATGATCCGGCGCTTGTGCGGCGCAGGCTGGATGAAGCGCAAGGGTTATTGCAGGGCGAGGGCGCGGCCTCGGGCGTGGGTGCGGGTCTGGTGGCCCAGAGAAGGGCGCGCCGTGGTGCAGCGTAAGCGCCAGCGCCTTCCGGCCGAGATTAACCGGGTCCGCGCCAAGCTGGCGGACGGGACAGTGCGCTATTACTTCTACCTGCGCGGCCGGAAGGCGGCACGGTTCTGGACCGATGCCCAGCCGAACCCTACCGATCCGGCCTTCTTCGTCGCCTATGTCGCGGAAATGGAAAAGGGGCGGCCGAAGGTCGGGCACCTCGTTCCCGGCATGGTGGACGCCTATCTGTCTTCGGCCGAGTTCAAGGCGAAAAGCCCCCGCACCCAAGACGACTATCGCAAGTGGGCGCTGCGCTTCGCGGCCGAGTTCAAGGACGACCCGGTGGCGATCTTTGAAGAACCGGCCTCGCGGGGCGAGGTGAACGAATGGCGCCAACAGTGGGCGCATTCGGCCAAGCAATTCGACTATGCCGGAACCGTGGTCACGCTGATTCTGAATTGGGCGCGGGACGCCGGGAAGATCGCGGAACACCATTGCGACCGCTTGCCCAAGGCATACAAGGCCGACCGAGCCGAGGTGGTCTGGACCGAAGCCGACCTTGCCACCTTCACCGCTCTTGCGCCGGAATGGGTGTCACGCATCCTTCTGGCCGCTTGCGAAACCGGGCTGCGGCCGGGCGATCTTATCAAGCTGTCCCGCGCCCATATAGAAGACACGCCCGGCGGGCGGCGTCTTCGCATCAAGACAAATAAGCGCGGCCGGGTGGCACATATCCCGGTGCTGCCCCGCATGGCGGCCATTCTGGACGCCACGCCGAAGGACCGGCTTCTGATCCTGACCAATGCGAACGGCCAGCCCTTGACGGAACACCGGGCTTCAGAGGGCGTTCGCCAGTGGCGCGACAAGGCCAAACTGTCGGATACGCTGCGCCTTCAGGATGCTCGAGGCACGGCCGCCACGCGGCTGTTGAATGCGGGCCTTAGCCTAGCGCAGATCGCGTCCTTTATGGGCTGGGGGCTGCGCCATGCGCAGAACGTTATCGAGCATTATGCGCGCCTTGCCCCCGACGAATCCGACCGCATCCTTGAGGCCCTGACAGTGGCAAAACGGGGTGTAGCATGAACGGATTTGCAAAACGTCTTACAAAATGCCTGCCCGAAGGCGCGGAATTTTTCGGCTAAGTCATTGGAAAGATTTGGAGGCGGGTACCGGAATCGAACCGGTCTTCACGGATTTGCAATCCGCTGCGTAACCTCTCCGCCAACCCGCCGGAGCCTTGCGCTGATTAGGTTTTTCGCGCGCAGCCGTCAAGCCGCTTTTGCGGTTCCGACAGAGGTTCCGACATTCTCGATTCGGGCGCCATCTGTTCCTTATGGCCTAGCCTCCACGTTTCGCCGCATTCCCGCGCATAGAGGGAGACACTTTTGCGTCGTGCCGGAGCAGGTCTCACAACCGGGCCGGCAGGGCTGCGGCCGGGTCGCTCCGGGCGTCGCGATCAGCCTCACCCCACATCGATCCGCCGCGCCAGTGAGTAGCCAACCCCCCAATGGCTGACCAGCAGCCCTTGCGGCAGTTTCGCGCGCATTTTCTGGATCACAGCATGGACAGACCTTTGAGACCGATCCCATTCGGTCCCGTAAATCGCTGCGAAAAGCGCCTGATGGTCGAGGACGCGCGGAGCTGCGGCGTTCAGTGCCGCAAGCATACGGGCCTGCGTCGGGGTCAGCCCAAACTTATGGCGGAGCGCCGCGACGGTCTGGGATCCAGTCAGCTCGCCCAACAGCTGCAAGGCAACCTCCAACCGTTCGTCGGCGGGATGCGCCATCACATGCGCCCGAAGATCCATGCTTTCCGTTCCCGCCGTCAAGTCGGAGGTGGCAGTTCGGCCTCGACGCTGGACCGCCAGCCGCCGGCGCCGACATCGTGCCGGACGGACGTGATCAACCACTCTGTCGGCACACCTGGGCGCCAGCCGATCAGCTGCAGGCGCGCCTCGGCCGTGAGATCGGGCCGGCCCGGCAAGTCGAGAGTGAGTCTGCGCGACTGCCGGTAGGCGCGATCCGCTTCAGCCTTCGCAGCTCGCCTTGCTGCAGCCTCGCTGGCATAGGTGCGCTTCAGGCGGCGGGTCTTAGGTTGCCCGGCAAGTGTTTGATCGGCCGCCCCCGCAGGCGCGTCCACAGCGACATCGACAGTCGCGGCGCCGTTCAGATCGCGATAGGTTGTGACCACCTGATCCGTTGCTTCGCGCCGATTCACCGCAAATCGCCAGCGCGTCACCTGCGCAGGCGTCAGCTCCACGACCGGCAGCGGCGTTCCATCGACAGACGTGCTTTCGCCCGGGGTCACCACCACCAAGGCTCCACCACCCGGCTTGAAAATCAGACCGTTCTCGCGGGCCACGCGCGACAACAGGTTCATGTCCGACTCGGCTATCTGATCCAGGTGGGCCAGCGTGACCTTCGACGCCTCGGCCGAGACCGCAGCTTTGTAGCCGGCTGCCTTCGAGATCTTCGCGACCAGAGCGGAAACACTTGTGCCCTCCGGCCAGCTGCGGGTCTTCGGCTCGTTGATCGCCGTCTTGCCGCCATCAGATGCACCAAAACCAGAGGCAAAGGCCGTGATACGCACCTGACCTGGCGGGCCGCTGACCTCGACCTCATCGACGACATAGAGGCCGACGACCTTGGATACGAACTGATAGCCGAGCGCGATCTCGATCTCAGCGCCGGTCTTTGGCAGCGCGATCGGCATCATCGGGATGTGATCTGCCAGCACGATCTCGGCCTTGTCCGCTTGGATGCCCGCGGTGTCCGTCAAGCTGATGGATATCAGCCGCGGCATGAAGGCCCCAGTCATGTCCTGGCCGTTGACCACGACCGACACCATCGGCCGGAAGTTCGCCATGTCGGAAATCGTTTCGGTCAGCCCCACAGCCGCACCTCGCGCACCACCGCCGGCGCGGGCGCGTCGGGCAACATCAACAGCAGGCCCGCCGGCAGTACAGGGCCGTGATCGGCCAAGCCGGGGTTGGCGTCGAGCAGCCCCTCGACCAGTCGGCCATTCTGCCGCCCATAAACCACAAAGGCGATGCTGTCGGCGGTGTCGCCCTCCTTAGAACGGTAGTAGCGCACGCAGACCTCCATCGTAGCGCGTCATGCGCAGCTGGAATTCTTGCCGGCTTGGCGCGCCATCCCGCACGAACGCGCCCTGCGTCTCGGTGATCTGCTCGACGCACCACAGGCCGAGCACCCGGCCCGTGCCGCTGATCAGGGGCAATGGGATGCCGATGCTGGCCTGCAGGCGCATCCGGTCAGGCTCGCCGGTCGACCCGCAGACCGCGGGGAAAACCACCCCCTGCATCTCGACCGTATCCGGGCCGAGGCCAGTCCACTGCAGGGCATCATTCGTTCCGATCCGCTCTTGCCGCGCCCATCGATAGGACGTGACCCGCGAGAGTCGCTGATAGGCCGCGCTGCTGACCGCGAATTTGTAGAGTCCCAGCCGCATCATCACGTCGCTCATGGCGTTGCCTCATCGTGGAGCCCGCCGCGGGCGCGATCCGCGAGCTTGCGCACCACTTCGTCGGCGATGGCGTTCGCGTCCGCGTTCTGCGGGGCGTTGATGGTGATACCCCCAACGCTGACGTTTGCCGGTGGCGGAGCGGCAGGCGCAGTCCCCCTGTCGCTGAGCCCACCCTTTGCGGGCGGGGCACCGGCCGGACGATCACTCAGCCCGCCTCCAAAGGCTCCCTTCCGCCACTCAAGCGCGTCGTCATACAGTTCCATCAGGCCACCCAAGCCGGGCAAACTGCGCAGATTGCCTTCCAGCTGCTCCCGATTGCCCCTCTGCCACTCCTCGATCTCGGCCTTCGTCTCGAACTGCGGGACGCGGGAGAAGTGATAGGCTCCCTGTGCGGCGGCGAGCAAGCCGCCGATCTGGACGCCGCGCACGGCGGCCTTCATGCGCGCCGCTGCCGTCTCCGTCTGGGCCGCCGCCGCCGCCATCGCGGGGCCGACGCGGCCCGCGGAGGCCGCGATGCCATCGGTCGCGCGGCTGATCGCCCCCAGCCCCATCGCCATCAGGTCAAGTGCACCGCCCTTGCCCAGCAAGCCGACGAACCTGAGCGCGGATACTGCGCCCTTGAATGCGATCAAGGATCCAGCGGCAGCAAAGCCGGCGCGCGGCCGTTGAACCTGCGGGGCGCTGGCACCCGCGGGGCGCCAACGTTTTGCGTCCTGCCCGTGCCGCCCGAACGCCCCCGCGCGAGCCGCACCGGGTCCGCCCAT